ATTTCTTTTGTAAATCTTCGGGGATGTGTGCGAACGCCTCTCCTAAGATCTCTTTTAACTTTGCCATTTTACATCATCCTTCCGTAATTTTTTGCATAATAAAAGGCCCTGTTAAAACAAGGCCCCATTATTTTTGGGTATTAAAAAAGCACCTACGATCGCAAGTGCTCTAATATATTATATTTTCTTTACTCGGTATCTTTTCCAATTCTCCAATGACTTTTATATTAACATTTGAACCCACATCGAAAAAGTTGCTATTTAATACGTTATATGCAGCTAACAAAGTGTTTTCGGGTGGATAATATGTGCCGCCAATTGGTTCCGCATTTTTTAAATGATAATCCAAGTCGGGTTGTAATATCGGTTCATTAATAATTAACTTTCCCTTTATCAGTTCAACTTCAATTTCTATTTCATAACTATTTAAAACACCACTTGCAATTAGTTTATTCATTGATCCACCTTCTTTCTAATATAATGCTAACATTCCATATATCCAAGTTGCATAATCTTCATCTTTCCATAAGTCGGTTGGCCTAGCATACGCATATTGAAATCCCATACTAACCAACTCGTAAGCGTAACCCTTATAATCCTTACCCATATATGGTTCGATGAAATTATCAAACCTTGTCGTTTCGCTTTTAGCATATGGGCCACCTAACCATTGTAAATTTTCGCCTTTTGTTCTTCTTTCATAGAATAACTTTTCAGCGTTAAGGATCTCTGGAAATACTTTTTCAAATCTATGGCCTAACTCATGGATTGCCGTTTGCATTGATTTATCATCGCCACGGCCACTTATTGCGATTACTTTATCATACTCTGAATAATAACCCCTGTCAACTTTTTTAGGCGTTATATTACCATGCGCAATTGATTTTTCAATCCACTCTTTAGGGTAATTATCGTAAGCATCACTGACAACATTAAGCATTGGTGATCGTGATTTATTTAAATGACCTTTTACATCTAAATCACCATTTCCAACCGGCCTAATTTCTGATAATTTTTTTCTGAGTTCTAATATATTTTTAATTTGACTACCTTTATACTCATTATTGGCCTCTGTCAATTTATATTTTGCATTACTCAATCTTGGATCGCTCATTAAATCGTCAAGTTCCTTTTGTACTTGTTGCCACCTCTTAGCGACTTCTTCTTTACTGTTATACCCCAACGATTGCGGTTCGGCAAACCCTCTATTTACTTTTGCTAAATCGGTCTTTTCTTTTAATAGCTTTTCCCATCCAAACGCATCATATGTTTTCTGTGCATTATTCAAATTGGTTTTTAAGTCACTACGTGCCTTTATCAATTCATCTAGTACAATTTTACCGGCTGATTGTAAGTGTTCTTCAGTTGTGATCCCGTTATTTCCTTTAATCTGATCCTTAACCATTTGTATTTTATCTTTAAGTGTTACAACCTTCTTAGGTTTTGGTTCAACCGGCTTTGGTTGTTCGATTTTACCGCCGTTATCCTTATACCATTGATCCAAGGTTGGGTTAGATCCACCATTAACCCATTGGCGTAACTCGGTTCCTATGTCCTCCATTGATTTTTCAACCACCGGAGTAAAATAACATATGCCGTTGGGATGATCCAAGGGTAATTCATCAACCTTGAATTTTTTTCCGTTTCTGCTGCGGCATAACCCACAAGTACCACGATGAGAATTGCTCGTATGCCATTCTATTTCATCCACAAACGGGTTAACCTTGCATGATCTTTGCATACTCAATTGATATGAGTGTGATATTGAAGTCACGGCCAATCTGAATGAATTATATTCAATCTTCTTATTACCCACATTGGGATATATCTTTTTAAAGGCCATATCACTTTTTACATTTGGATTAACATAATTCGATAGATCCTTTGCAATTTCTGCGATGGATCTTTTCTCAGTTAGACCCTTTTGTATGATATAATCAAAGTCAGCGTTGGCCGTATTCTCATTGTGCCATATTCTTTTCGATAGGCCCTTACCATCCTTATAAAATCCACCGCTTACCAATTCAGATAATGCCTCTTTTGGTATTCTTGTGAACATATTTGAAAAGGTAGGATCTACATTGAGCATGTCAAACATTTGACTTTGAATCTCTGCGGCGTATGTGGCCGATTGTTCCATGGCCCCGGTTAGCTGCGGTTCTAATACCTTATTTAATGCGCTTATATCTTTCCGGAACTGTCGGCGGTAATCATTTAACCATCTTTCATTTATGCTCCCCTTGGATGCAACTCTCAACCTAGCTATCAGATCCTTTGATATATCATTATACATGTTCTTGATCTGATATATTTGATCATTTGTAAGTTTAAGTCTTTTCTTTTGGGCCGCCTCAACTAATTTTAAATACTCATTCAAGCATTATCACCCGCCTTATTTTTGGACATTAAAAAACACCTAGTTAATAGGTGTTGCAAATACTAAATTAAAAAATATATAAATGAATAATAGTGATGCGATCATAAGTAGAAAATATATCAACCCTAGATCTTTGGTGCTATATGCTGCGATCCAACTACCCTCAACGGCACACACTATTAAACTACCGAATGACAATAAAAATACCAAATAACATACAATTAAGAAACCCATTTCCAAGTTAATCACCCCTTGGAAATGATTATATCATAAATCTATACTTGATTAAATTGTTCGTTCTCTGCTGCCGTAATATTTGAAAGATCCTCACATATCTTGGTAAATTCTTCGTCATAAGTTTCATCATCGGAGAACTCTTTTATATAACTTCGATGGGATCTTACATTGGCCGCAACTTCTTCCATACCAAGGCGTTTTTTATCTTCTTCATCTTCAGGAATAGGATAATGTTTAGTAATCGCCATGTTATAAAGTGATGGGTTCCAATCCTTATTCCATTCATCATAACAATTAAATTGATCACATGATTCAACGATCATCTGAATTAACTGTCTGAAGATCGGTTCCCAATCTATCCACTTTTCATCACATCGGGCCATTAACTCAGTAAACATATACTTATACGCCTTACCGCTCACCACTGATCTTATTTCCTCCGGTTTTGGTATCGCTAATTTTTCGTGCATACTATCATTTAATATATCTAGGAACATTTTAACCGGTGCGGCGTTAGAGAATGTATTTTCAACCTTGTTATACGCTGCCGTTTTATCATCTAATGATACTAATGGTAATAAACTATTAGGTGCAACCTTAACATTTTCTACACTTTCCGGTGTGGCATCAATGATTACATCTTGCCCAAACATATTGAACCTAAGCGCATCACTAAAATCGGAAAGCTTTCTATTATATTGATCTTGTAATGGCTTAAGATCCTTAATATCACTTATGCCGTAACTTTCCCCGATGCTCTGTTCATTACAAACCACCCAACATGGTATTTTTATAAGGGTAGTATCTTGATCGGCGGCCTCAAAAGGTATAGTTAATTGATTCCCCTTAAACTTTTCAGTTTTAAGCATACATTTACTTTCATTCATGTAATATGTGTACCTAAACCATATCTGTTCTGATTCAATTTTCCCCGTTGTGCTCGGATCTTGCTTAACTAATATCACCTTAAGTAAATTGGTTGGATCATTTGGATCAACTTCATAATCAAAATCATTTATCCCATGCCAAAATAATCTAATAGGTTCATTAGGGTTGGCCTCCATTCTCAGCATAACCCTTTTAGTTACTGTTGCTAATCTGAAAGCTTTCATCGTTTGGCTCCAAAATTTATTCTTATCTAATATAATATCAATAAACTGATTTAATTCATGCACCGTGTCATTGTCTGCCTCATCGTATGCCTTAAAGTTTATATCCGGCTTACGGCTGAACATGAAACGGGCCTGTTTATTTATTAAAGGCTTAATCTTATTATCAATGATCTGCGATGGTGTATAGTCAAGATCATCCAAGGTGATCCAGTTTTGACCTAGTATATCCGAGTTCAAAGCTGCGGCCTCCTGATCTTCACATTCACCATGGTAAAACATGAAGTCACGTAAGGCGCGTTTTCTTTCGATTAGTTCTACATCATCCAACTTTAATAATTGTTCCTTAATTGTACTCATTAAAATATCGTACCCCCTCGCTTTTTCTTACCAATCCTTACGACACCTTTACCCTTACCATAAACCTTACGATCATACGTGGTGTTGTCCACTCTCATTCCTTGGATTCCGTATCTCGCAGCATCTAAGATATGGTTATAACTATCGATCGGTGTATTAATATACTCTTTGGTAATCTTATCTTTTTTCCAAGCGTAGTTCTTCAGTTCTTCAATGGTATTTTCACATCTAGGATGTACATATATTTTATATTGCTTTAAAATTCCAATACCATTGATTATTGAATCCTTACCCTTCTTCGCCGGTCTGATCCTTGGTACTCCATTCCTTTTGATCTCATCGATGGACTTTCTCTCGGCACTGTCTGCGAATATTAATTCCTTGCCAAAACCTTTTTTAAGGATCTTTAGGGCCAAGGCATCATTTAATAATCCTTTTTCGTAAAACTCATCGAATATATACAATTCTTTGTGAAGTTCATCCCCTATCATTCCTATAAATGCGCTCGGATCATTGATGTATCCGAAATCAAGTCCAAATAATGCTCGTGCGTATGGCCTTTGTTGCATTAACTCCCGCCAATCGAAGTCAAGTTCCTCCCAATTCGTATAAATAAGCTTTGCCAAGGATGCAAACTCGCCAAGTGCATAGATCCTGAAGTATATTGGATCTGTTACCTTCATATCTAATAAAGCATCGACATAATCTTGTGGTAAAAATTTATTATCCTTGTATGTAGTCTTAAGAACCATTGTATTTTTAGGATTGAATCCATTTTGAAACCACATTTCATAAACCCAATTAGATTTACTAATAGGGTTAAACATTACATGTATCTGATTGTATGGATTCTTCGATCTAAGTCTTAAACCTAGCTGCGAAAATTCTTGCTTATCAATTTCGGTACATTCTTCCACGACAATATCATCGATGTTGGCTATTGATTTAATTTTTTCTGAATCATCAAGGCCCTTGAATATGAATGAACTTCCATTGGGTAATATAATGTGTAATAAAGAATCCTTTACCTCACACCTACTTATTATGTGCCAATCACTCAGCACCGTTTTAAATAACTCAAAAATGGAATCCCTCAACGAATTACCGACCTTACGGATCACTAAACATTTACGGTTTGGGAACTCCAAATATTTAAGTACCATCTTTTGCACAACAAAGTGAGATTTACCGGAACCCGCACCACCATAATATACATTTACTCTAGTTTTGTAATTCTGCAATTGTGGAAAGTAAGCATCGTTAAATATTTCTTTTTTAATAGTAATCATTAACGGCTCCATGTAATCATCCTTTCATTTTGTGCATAAAAAAAGAACGCTTAAGCGCTCTTATAATTTTCTTTTATTATTTTCTCTTAATAAGGTACTCACCGAAATACTTGTGATCTCAGATGCCTCCTTATAACTACACGCTCCACCATTTACAACTAATAAACTTACGGCGTGATCCAATTGTTTATTTGTATAACTCTTGGGCCTTCCTTCTGTATATCCGGCCTTAGTCTTTGCGATCGCTTTTCCTTCTTGGGTTCTTTCTACGATCATATCTCTTTCAAACTCTGCGAAACTAAAGAAGATGTTACGGATTAATTTACTTGAAGGTGTATTATCCATCATTCCTATATTTAATATATTGACCTTGATTCCTTTTCCAAGCAGATCATTAACCAACTCACTACCTTGTGACATACTTCTCGCAAATCTATCTAATTTAGTAACCATTAATGTATCGCCCGATTTTAATTTACTTAAGATCTTATTAAATTCCGGTCGATCCATTTTAGTTCCGGTAAAACTATCCTCAAATATTTCCTTGGCTCCATTTTCTTTTAATGTTTCTCTTTGTTTCTCCAAACTATTTCCATCTGACGCCTGTCCTTTTGTACTTACCCTACAATATCCATAAATCATGGTTCATAACCTCACTTTTTAATATTAGTTTTGAACATTAGTATTGACGATGTTCTATAGGTTGATTATACGTCAACATTTTCGCATCGTCAATACTTTTGAGTTATGAATATATAATAAATTTTAGGAGTAAGCATTATTAATCTTCAATTTTGATCTGAATTTCATTTGATCCGGATATTTCTAACTTATCCTTAAACATTCCCAAATGGCGGCCAATATTCTCTAAGGCTCTAACTTTATCGTGTAATTTAACCTCGATTCCATTAGCACCCTGTTTAATGCTGCTGATCGCTGCCTTTTTATCTTCAGGAATATCCTTCGTTGACTTGATCCGGACAACTTTATCATCGTACTGATCTTCATCAACCTCAACATAATCCTCAATAGTAGCAAATCCGATCTTAGCCAGTTCATTTAAGACCTTTTCTTGGGTTATTTCGGTTTTTTCTATTATTTTCCCGATCCTTTTTTCGATGTATGCTTTAATATAGGTTTTTGTCAGATTGTCATATCCTATATCCCTTGCACTAGCAACGCTATATCCCGCCCTTATGGCTGCCTGAGTAGCATTTAGGTCTACTAGGTACTCATTACAAAACATCTTCTGTTTCGCGGTCATTTTAGCCACTTACTCACCCCCTTTCTTATTAAAAAAGGAACCTTTCGGCCCCTCATGTCTTTCTCTATAATACTATAATAACACCTTTTTTCACTGGAAAACTAACCACTTTTTGTCTACTTATTAACCTAATATTGTCCGAAAATTTCCTCTTTCAATCTGTTCACGATCTTGTTTTTCATCTTGCAGCAAACAACTGAATCGATGCTCAATATCATTCCGATCTCTACCCACGTTTTACGTTTCTTCTTGGTATCAAAATATCTTAACTCTACTAATCTATATTGTTCATCTTTAAGCATATCAAGTGCATTAGTAATCTTTTGCTTATGCGCTATAGTTTTTAACTTTTTTTTCTTAAGAGAATCAAGTTTCTCGGTCAAATGTTCTTCTCTTTTAATAACTTCATTCTCAACTGAACTACTAAATGCATTAGTTGGTGAACTTCTTTGTTCAAAAGATACACCCGCATATGATACATCATTTATTAATATTTCAATTTCAAGATCTATATTTTGGATTCTAAGATCAATATTTTTATAATCGTAAAGTGTTTTTTCTGTTTTTTTAAATAAGTTTTCTATCATATCAAATGCACCTTTTATCCTTTATCTGTAAATTTTATGTCACAATTGGTATCTTTTTTACTTATAATGTCAGTAATTCACCTAAATACTGTAAATTTCACTAAAAACTCAAGACCGGCTCAAAGCTAGTCATATCAACGGTTATAGGTACATGGTCTTTTTTCCTATATAATATATATATATATTTCTTTATATATAATATATATATATATTTCTTTCTATTTATATATAAAGAATATTTTTCGCCCAAGACGTAAGACCATAACAACGGTTGAGCCTTACTGGGGGCGGCTTTTGCTAGGTCTTAGCAATGTAAGACTTGTACTCACATCATATTCAACCGCCCATGTTTAAAGGCTTTGGCTTAAGACTTATCAAATATTCTTATTCTATCTTTAGCTACGCCCTTCAGTTTCATTTCTTTGGTTACTTTTATTTGTTTTGACTTGTAACCAAATTGGCCCAAATCTCTAACAAACTTATTACGGTTTAATGGTTTCATTCCACCGCTTACGCACCACATCGAATATTTATTATAAACTGATTGGATCTCTTCATTCTCGATCTTAAATTCTTCAGCAAACTGTATTATAGGATTATTCATTTTCTCATACTCTTGGAGCTCCTTGATTACCGCATCAACATTGGTGAAATTCATATGGTTATCGAATAACACTCGGCGTAATCCTTGTACACCTAAATATAATAGATGCTCTAGGCTCTCGGGCCTCAATAACTTATCTTTTATAAATGGATCATAATCATTGTCGGTGCTCTTAAATCGCGCGTTAAACGGTACTAAAATCAATCTCCTACTTAATCCATTGGATGTGTCGTTAACTCTTGGGATCTCATTTGCTGAAAATATAAGCTTTCCATAATTCTTGATCTTATATGGATCTAGGCCCTTCTTTTCAACCATGATCGGCTCACCGGTAACGAGTTTTTTAAATTTACTATTTTCGGCCATATAACCGTTTGAAATATCATCACCGATGTTGGCAAGTTTCCCCATGATCTCGGCGGTTGTAAATCTTTGTTCTAGTTCTTCCATACCTATAGATGATATGTTTTCATCGCCTAACATCGCCGTGATCATATCTAATAATGTACTCTTACCATTTGCACCCTTACCGGTTAATATGAAACACTTGCCCATTTCAGGCCTTCTTAAGAGTGGGTATCCGACCATTTCTTCAACCAATAATCTAAGTTGTGGATCGTTGCAGCATATTTTGTCTAACACTTGATCCACCACCGGACTAATTGCCTCAGGATTATAATTAATCGGGATCTTATTAAGTGAGATATAATCCGGTGTGAATGGTTCAAGTTCTAAAGTTTTAATATCCAAAAGGCCATTATTAACCAAGATCTTATCCGGTTCACTTAGCTGCACTTCATTGGCCGTAATTTGCAGCAGCGCTAATACTTCAGATCTCTTAGCTTTTGTAAGTGTTGGAATATGCTTTACGATCAATCTTTCAATCTCATATGTGCCGCTAATGTATACCCCATCCATATATGAATGTAATGTTTTATTAATTAAAACAATGTTGTATTCCCTTCTCAGGTAGTCAGTAAATAGATTATGTGACCACTTACCATCTACAAAGAAATTATCTTCCGTGAACGCATCATCACGCAAGATGATCTTCAATTCAGAATCGGAAAGCGATTCATGTAAGACGTACTTATTTACTACATTTAATGTATCTCTAACCTCGCCCTTAGTGAATCCATGTTTTTGAAGGTTTAATATGTAGTTGAAAAGAACTTGATTCCTTCCATCACCTTCCTCTAAGGCCGTAAAGGATGGAACCTTGGACACAACCTTTAACCATCTAGGCATTAGATCATTTACACCGGTTGTAGTCATTGGTCTAATTTTTCCATTGATCTTTAGCGGAACCACTGCATTTTTAGATCCAAGCTTGGTATCGATCGTAATTCCAATCGCCGATGTTTTGTGAATACTGTTGGATCTTACACCATCGTTTTTAAAATAGAAGTGCATCCCCCTAGTAGTTTGGATCTTTGTACATTGGATTCCCATATCTGTGATGATCTGATCTAGCTGCTCGGCCTCGGTCATATTGTCCACATCAACCAAGATTATATCGTCAGATAAAACCCCGCCGTATTCTTCAAGATCTTGCACATCTTCCAGTGGTGAAAATTCTGTACGCCCCTTAATAGGTTCAGTTGGTCTTTTGCCCTTCATTTCTACATATCCCTTAAACATTCACTTACTCTCCTTATCTCATTTTCTTCGTATCATATATCTTGATGGTGCAGCCACATTTACACTCTCTCATGAACACATTGTCATCTATTATCAATTTACCTTCCCCATTTCCAACCATTTCATTTCCACATTCAAGGCATTTAGTATACTTGTTCATAAGTTCTAAAGTTCTATTAAAATTCATCTTAACGGCTCCTATGGCATTTCAAGATATTTTTACAAAGTCTTTCAAGCTTTGCAACCTTGTATTTTTCTATTAGTTCTACGTAATAAATTTCTCTTATGTGTAATAATGCCTCATCAACTTTACAGATTCCAAGGATCACGTTATGATCATAGCCATTATATGCCCTCGATAACTCGGTTATTAAATAACTAAGATCCTTAATGATCAGCAACATTCCTTTTACTCCGTGTATAGTTTCTCGCTTTGGCCCTGTGAATCTTTCACCATTAAAAAATGTCTTAAGCTGATGGATCATAATTTCAACATCTGCGGTTTCTTCTTCAACGTTATGATCTCCACCTACGATGGATTTTTCAATAGCTTGTACCAATTCGCCAAGTTCCTCAATTGCTTTAATGTGTTGATGCTTGACACCATACGTATATATGGCCAGTTTACACACTCCATCCATGTTATAACCGTTCCTTAGTTTGTATTCATTTTTCATCTTTACCCTCCAATATGGATAAACATAGCTTATTACTTGGGATATGTTCGATGATCCTAGAGTGATCATTAATGTGTTCACATAAATTAAATACATCGTTGAAACATTGAGTACATATTGCGTTTCCTGTTAAATTCACGAATCTATAATAACCATCTTCATCTATAACAACTAAAAATGTTTGATGGTTATTAGTAATTAATACGTCACCCGTGTGAACATCTTCAAAGTTTACCATTTTTGTTTCGAACTCAAATTCCATTTATTCCACCCCTTTCAATGTGATTAGAATATAAGTGTAATTACCCCGATACTCCCAATGCTTAATTAAATCTTTCTTCTCCAAGTATTTAAAAACTTTATCCCGATCCTTGGGATTAATAAAGAATCCTTTATTTCCACCGGTTAAGTTCGTTAATTCGTATTCATTGGCCTTTAACCATTCATCAAAGTTAATCATTTAATCAATCTCACTACTTGTATATCTTTTGATTTAAAGTACCTTCTGGCCGCCTCCGGGATGTAACAATCGTGGGCCACTATTAAAACGCTGCCCCTCATCAAATCCCGGATCTTATCAAGTCTAATTTGATGTATTATCGGCACCCGGTGACTATTTACATAAACCTGATCCATTTTAAAAATTCCTCCCCATTGATACGTAATATTTAATTATGACGTAGTAACTTGTTTTAATAATTATTCTTATTAAACAGCTTGTCTTTGTTCTACGTGAAACAAGTACAAGCCTTGATGTATCTAGCTTTTAAGGATTGATAGAACTATTATTTATTAGAATGGCGAAGATTATTAGTCTTCAAATACAATGTTATTTAATTTATCATTTTTATCGTATTTAGGGTGATTAATATTCATAACATACACTTCTTCCGTTGTATAATCACGCTCTATAATATCCCATAATTTTTTCTGTGCAAAACCTAAATTGTATTTATCTTGTAATTGTTCAAGTGTAAAATCCTCACAAGTTTTTATATTTTTATACTCGTAGTGCATACTCCACCATGCAAAATCATCTCCTACAGGAACTTTCTCACGTCCTTTAATAATTTTTGCATCTGTAAGTTGTCCTATCGCCTTTGGTATCCATTGATTTGTCATACTACCCCTCCACTCATTCGTCTTATCTACATGTCGCGTAGTTAATCAATTATCAACTCTAAATCATTACTCATATCAATTTCGCCCCAAAATATTCGACCATCTAATGTGATGGTAATATTACTAGATTCAGGGTCTTTAGATGTAATTATTTTCTTTGCATCTTTGTCATAAACACTTAACTTCATATATAAATCCACCTTAAATATAGATTGGTATTCATAAATTAATTTATGATCATTTCATATTATAAATATATCTAATATTCATAAATTAATTATTGATTACCCATGCAATTGTTTATTTCTTCAGTGATAGCCTTTAATGCTCTTTTTTCTTCTTCCAACTCTTTAATATCAACACCCATTGCGTTTGATTCTCTACCTTGGATCTTATCCCTTAACGCGTGTTTAAATATACAAGCGTTTTTATAACTTAGCTTTATATTTAGTTTGCTCATTTGTACCATCCTTTTGCTAAACTTCAATTTTTATTAGTTTTCTTCCAGTTTTAACCCCGGATCTATTCATAGCAACTGCGGTTTGTACCGCGCATGTGTTCATACCTAGCTTTATCGCTAGTTCTTTTGCGGTTTCTTCCACTAGTAAAGGTAATTCATATTTATCCGGTGTTACTGCTAACCACAAACATTTTTTAGGCATTGTATCCCCTCCGCTAACGCTCCATTTCGATGATAGTCATAATCGCATAATTGGCAAGATCCAACAACGTATCTTTGATCGATTCGTCTTTCACTTGTTGATCCTTACCCTTAGTTAAGGACTTAAGGCGGTTCAATTTATCATCTAGCCTTATACATGGCATTGCCATTCCAAACTCATCGTATGACTTGGAGAACGAATCTCCATAATCATTATTTTTCTTTACATATATTTTATTTAATTCAATACAAATTTCCGCGTGTACTTCACTTTTATCCAATTCTTTTCCCTCCTTAATATAGTTACAACATTCTTTATGGTTGCCTTTTTTGAATGAAAATTTAAGATCTCGGAAATATCCGCAACCGCTATTATCACGGAAACATATATGACCATCATTACATTCATAACAACATACGTCACCACACATGGCTTTATGGGAGGGTTTAATATTGCAGCTCATCTTTGCCCTCTCTTATTGACATTTGTTTTATCACTTTTATATGCGTGATATGCTGAAATGTCTTTTTCTCTCTTTTTTTTCCTAGCTATAATATCCTTAACCGTTTTAGCTGCTAACTCTTTTGCTCTTTCGCTCATGCATAAAATCTCCAATCCGTGTCAATGCAACATCGATATACCATTTTCGATCCAAGGCCCTTGGAATCTCTACATTATTAATGTCCTCATTCATAATGAAACATCGATCAGGTGTATTGGCTATTTTGAATGGGTTGCATTGTTTTAGTTTATAAATGTTTTTATCACTCTTTCTACGTGATGCAAAAACCCGGAATACTTTACCATCCAATACCTCATCATTGTGCATCCCATACGCGAATTTTGATGAGATCTTAACTATCTTTTGAAACTCCTTAAGATCTTTACAATTATTAATTGTTTCCTCAACTGGTGTATTATTGATGAAATAATCTTTAATGGCTTTATTAATGATCGGTAAATCATAGTCGATCGAATTAAGATCTTTAACGTATCCACCCTTCGCCTTAACCTTGCCACTCTCCAAAACGATCATGTAATTATTAACATCTTTTTGTATTACCTTCTTAACTTTGTCATGTTCTAGGCTCATACGGGTTCTAGTTTCCCACTCTTTACATATTGCCTTATACTTTGGAATATCACTTTCACTCTTAAGCTTGAACATAACACCATCGGTATTACTTTGGATCAACTCGAAATGTGGTTCCAAGTGCTCTATAAGATCCAATAACATCAACTGGCCATTAATACAAACATTGTTCGCTTGGCGTGGATCATATAGTGGGTTATATTTATCCTTTGATGCGCCATACGTGCCGTTAAGTACGATTTTATATGGTTGTTGTAACGGGTTTTTATCTGCTTTAAACACTAATCTCATATCCCTTATCTTTTTATAGTCTGCGGCGTTCATTACGTTTCTTGATAGGAAACCATATTCAATCATAAGTGCCGGATAAAACGAACCAACATCGGAATTTATATAAATCCCATCACCGAAATACTTTTTACGTGCCCCATGGAGGCCACCCCATGCAAATATGTGGGGAACTCCCGCAACATCGATCTTTAATTTCTTGTCATAATCTAAGTTGTTTTTATCTTTGTACCATTCGACTATGTGTTTATATTTGTTGATCCTTAATGTATCAACGATCGTAATATCCCACTCATCATCATGTTTTTTCTTTGATGCTTTTAAGATCTTTGCAGAAAGTTGAGCTTTTGTCTTTGATATGTTTTCTATTGGTAACTTGAATCCGTTTATTAATGAAAGAATGGATTCAAATTCCTCATATGTGTGTAAAAATATTTCAATAGTTTGATCAACATCATGATTACAATAAAAAATGGTGTCCTTAATTTCTTGATCTGTAAGCTTTCTATTAATGTCGAATCGTACTGTAGTTTCTCTTATATCATTTCCCATGAATCCCTCTAGCTGCTTTAAGCTATACAAAGGATTAACCATGGTATCATAGTTATATACTTGAAGTTTGTTAAATAGATTACTAAATTTATATCCGGCCTCTTTTTTCTCGATTATAAAATCGTTGACCTCTTTCGGGTTAAAATCTAATAAGATCGCTTTTAAGATATATTGATCGTAGTGTTTGGAGTTGTAGCCAATCCATATATTTTCCCTGTTTTTTTCATATAATCTCTTTAGCTGCTCCGGATCATTTACGATGGTGTGTGTTTCCTCGGTATCTGTATCCTTGGCAACCACCAACCAATCATATTTAAAAACCTCAAAGTCATAAAATAACATGGCTTGGCTCCTTCCTACATAAAAGCTTTATATTCATCATTTATACAATCACAACAAGGATATATATTAGGTTCATGATCCTTTGGGTTATTGCATCTATGAAATAATTTAACCTCATAAAAATTGCATTTGTGTGGTTCTTTCTTATTCGTTTGGTGCTGCTCGGTTACGTTGATCCAAGCGCACGAATTACAATTTTTCATTTGTACCTCTCTAATCCTTAAACATGTACTCAAAATATCCAGTTGCAAGGATTACAATGACGTATCGCCTTTCGTTACCCTCTAATAACCCATGAATATCTAATTGCGTAATTTGGATCATTCCAGTTACAACTGTGACATACATGAACCCACGTAATAACATTTTGGGGATCTTCCTAATTATTTTTAGTATGTTCATTTGCGCCCGGTGATTGTTTTCTTAAATTTCTTAAGATCTACAATGGTTTCAATCACTTTTGTAATACCTCCATCAACCGCCAAATTTATTTCACGATCAACAATTGTTGTAAATGCTTGTTCTAAGTTGTTATGATAACTAATCACCTTCCATTGATCTTCTTTCGGTTTACTACCATCCTTTGGTGGTTTACTTGTGATCTTAGTTTTAACCACAACATTTAAAGGATCTACGGTTTCAATTACGTATTTTTCACCGATCTGTATTCCTTCCATGTATTACCCTCCAATCTTTGAAAATTTGGGGGATCTCTCCCCCTCATGTTTAACCTTCAAATACTTCTGTTATTTCGTAAACGTCATAACCTTTTTTATCTTTTGAGAACTTCACTTCAAACTCTAACCCTTTGGATTGGATCTCATCAAAAATTTTATTGGCCCACTTTTCTAATTCCTCAAGATCTGTATTATCTTTCAACTCCAAGTCAGTTCCTAATGATTCTAGGAACGTGATCGCCTTATGCATTTGGAATCCTATATATTGACTTTGTGGCTGCATAACAAAGTTAATGAATAACTTTTGGCCCTTATGTTCACCTGATATGATATTTAACCAAATTGATAACATTGGATCAAATTTCTTACTTTCCTTACATTCGATCTTTTCAACTTCAACCTCATACGTTCCCTCAGGAACATCTGAGCCGCCTTTATTATCCTTTGCATCTTGAATATCTTTCTTTAATTGTTCCTTATTGATTTTGTCATTAAATTTACCGAATACGCTCATTATTAATGGCCTCACTTTCACTTATTAATTTTTGAATCTATTTTAATTTTTAATTAAAATGGCAAATCTTCATCTCGAATTATGAATGCATCATCTTTTCACGCTTGTCTTGATCTTCTTGATCTTTTATTTTCTGTTGGTGCTACCTCATTGGTGTTTGTTTCGGCTGCCTCTTCTGTATTTCTTCTTGATCTTCTGTTTGGCTTTTCAACTGTAACTTCTTCAGCTTGATCGAAAGGTATCGGATCACCTTGCTCAACTTTTATGTTTCCATCTTCTCCAACTGGATCTGAATTTTCTTCCGTTGGCTGATCATCTGCCTTTTTTCTTGATCTTCTTTTTTCTTCAACTGGTGTTTCATCTTTTGCCACTGGAGATTCATCTTTGGATCTGCTACGTTTCACCCTACCATTTGCCGCCTTTTCAATATTCTCATTCTTTGCATCTTCGTCGGCTTGTTTCATTTCTTCATCTGATTTAAACTCGCCAATCTCATAGTAATTTCTGATTTTTTCATCTACATAAGTTAGATCATTATCAATCGCAAATGTTGGAAACATTCCAATTGGTGATTTTACGGTATCATTCCCACCGTTTTGAGTAAGGAAGAAGTATTTTCCATCACTCACATGAGTTTTAAGAACTGTTGTAAACATGCCCTCAATTGTGATCTTTTCATCAAGCATTTTTCCGATGGTTTTTATCTTTTGTCTGCCATCTTCCTTAACTTCAATGTGCGATAAGAAATAAACTGTAACATCTTCCGGAAGTTCATCCGCCAATTCGATTAATTGGAAGAAATCACTTTGTATGTCATTGTATTTATCCCACCCGGATTCCTTAAGTCTGTGCATATATTGAAATGCCATGACATATTGTGCATCGTCAATTACTACTATTTTTTTATTTGATTTTGCGATAAATTTGTGAATTGCTCTTATATCTGTTTCACCTATCAATGAATTTAATTTACCTTTGAAGGGTAATGGTTTCTTTGCCGGATTTATATAACACACCTCATCCGAATTGAAATTTCTTAATGATGAGCTTTTTCCTGTTCCTGATTCTCCTAAAACTAATGTTTTTATAGCCATATTCATTCTCCTTTATATTTGATTAAGTTTATCAACATACTCATGTTTAAGATCGTAAAAATCTAAACATTAAAGTTTATTTCAATCATCTTTCGTGATGCTAGATAATCACATAGATGAACAAACTTCTGCATTTCATTATTGGGTTTTGGTAATACTTCCTTTTTACTTTTATAATCTGTATTCCATTCGCCCATATGTGTTTTAATACAATCCGCGATCTGATCCCACAATCCATCTTCCATAACTTCGATCACATCATCGCTTAACTCGCTATCATCAACCGCATAGTAACGATCTTCGATATACTCGACAACTTGTATCGGGTGGGTTGCTACTGTGTAGCTGCTGCCCCCTGTGCCGTGTTTAACTCCATCATGTAACTTAAGGGCCACCCTTATGATGTCCTTTTGTTCATCATCGAAATTCTGTATCGTATGGTTTTCAAATAGTTGGTTGGCGATCCTCACGGCTGCTACGGTG